CTTTTTCTTCAATTAGTGTTTCGATCCAGTTTTTCATTTTTTGTTTTTTTAGGTGTCATCAAAACTTTTTGTCTTGATTTCTGATGTAAAGATAAAAAAAACTTTCATTCTGCAACAAAGAAATCAAACTTTTTTTCATTTTTCTTTGTTTACTAGATAAGGATTGCACAAAATTAGTTGAAAATTTCTTTTATTTTCGTAGATTTTCCAGTGTTTTTTGTATTAAGAAAGTGAAAAAAACATCGATTTTGATCAAATGTTGTGTGCAAATTGACAAACAAGACCATCATTTTCGTCCCATATAAACATTTCACAAGACTGGATTCCACCCTTGTATCCTTTCAGATTGTGCCATGCATCAGTTCCAGACAATGATCGCATGAATCTGATCACCATTCCCTTGTGTTCTTGTGTTGCCATGAATTTGATTTCCTTTTTGTGATGTAAATGACCGACATGGATTTCACGATATTTTGTTTGTGACCACAATTTCGGTTCTTCTGATGCAACAAGCAAAGGAAGATCAGCAACTTTTTCATTGTTTCCATGTGTGTATGTGATCAAGCATTGACCGAACTTATAGTGTTTTCGTGGATTTGCACCATTGTTGACTTGAACATTGTTGTTGTTGTGATACCAGCATTCCATTGCATCACCAACATAAAAGGATCTTTCAAAGTCATGATTTCCTTGAACCACCACAACATCAACTGGTGCAATTTGCGACAACATGTCGATTCCTTTGATCAGTAATTCACGACCAGCACGATATGTTTTTTGCCATCGTAGATCTTCATCTTGTGGTGTTCCATTAGAAGTTTGATTCATTCTGGTGTCA